CTGGTAAATATGGGATGTTTACCCCAGCCGCACGCAGAGGCCTGGTAATCACCAACTCTCCGAGCCCAGCCGCCTGACGAACAGGGTAAGAAAGAACGTCTTTTGTTACTGCCCCAGCGCTCTCGGCTAGCTTAATCATAGCCTCCCTATCTTTACGGCGCTGCTCTTCTTCCTGTTCTTTTGTTAGGCCGCCTACAGGTCTGTCATCGCTGCCCCCACTAAATGCAACCATCCCGCCACCGGCCATGCTCTGCTCAGGCATGAGCCCAGCAAGACCTGCCATTTGTGGTTGCATTTGTTGCATTTGTGGTTGCTGCGACGGAGCCATTTGCATAGGCTGTTGCTCTTGAGGAGCATTCATACCAGGCGGCATCATGGGCATACTTGGCGCCATGGATTCCGCTAGCTGAGCAATCACAGGCTTATTGGGCTTCTGCGCTCTCTGGCTATAGCGCTTACGCATGTCATCACGGCGAGCCATTTCCGCCGCAGCAAAGATAGCTAGCTTAGGATCTTGTGCGTACTTAGGCAGCACCTGATCAGGCACTGACTTAAACATCTCCATGGCCTCAAGGATATTGACATCCCCGCCAAGGCCGGTATTTGCTTGCGCTTGCATTTATAGGCCTCCGTACAAGAGACGTGCCAACCCCAATCCTTGGGTAAGCGGATTACCTGAAGACTGATAAGCAGACTGTGTGGCATAACCTGGTAAGCCAAAGATGATGTTCCTGTAACGCTCTGCCTGCTGCGCCGGATAATCCCGCTGCTGCTGGAACTCTTGATACATAGCATCCAAATCTCGCTGACGGCGTGCTTCATCCGTAAGCCCAAGCTGCTGCAAGGTCTGAGCCTTTTGCATCTGGTTTTGCAAGTCTTGCTGATACAACTGGCCAGCCTTGTCATACGCAGCAGCCGATCCCTGCATCTGAATGTTGGATAGCTGAGATCCAAGATTACGCATGAGATCTGATTCAACAATCGCCTGACGCGAACCACCAAACGCACCACGCTGGCCGGCTTGTGCTTTCAGGTTTTGTAATCCCTGTGTGTAATCACGCACCGCGGCAGCCTTGGCCACATCCGTAACGCCTTGCTGGTACGGATTCATGTAAGCCTGCATGACGCCCATATTCTGGCCGCCAACATTAATCTGACCAAGCAGACCCGGCGAAGAGGCAGCTTGCTGAGCAGCTTCAACACCTTGCTGGTACAAAGGCGCCGTCTCAGCATATCGCTGCTGAGAGTAAGGCGTATAGGGGGTATACGCAATCTGCTGCCCCATGCGGAACACATCAGATATGTACGGGAGTTGGAACTCCGGGGGCATTTGTGTGACTGTTTGCGACGGGCCGCCCATACTCATTTGGACACCTCTTCCATCAAAGTTACTGTTTTCAATCGTTGCGGGTATATCTTCTGCCAGCCCGGACGCCCTTGCAACATGATGGCATCACAGTCTGCTTGCTTGGCGAACAATCGTATGTACGTCACGATATGCTGAATCTCATCTAAATTGCCCCCTGCAAGCCACACATTACAAAGCCTTTTGCGTGGGTACTGCTTAATCTCTGTTACTAGCGCACATTCCTTACCGGGCCAAAACTGCGCCTGCCCTTGCTGTATTGCTTCTAACACATCCTCTAGGGAAAACAAATTGCCGGCTTGGTCCAAGGCCGCTTGGATCCATGCGCTGCAACGCTCCCATTCGTTCATGCAGGCATTGCCTTATCTGTCTTCACCGCTGGAGGCTGCTTGCTCGTACCATGCCTTGCCTTGCGGATCTTCTTCATCATGTCGTAGAGCTTCTGCGCCCCAGCATTCGAGGAGCCATTACCAAGATCGGATACCACATCAGCAGGTACAACAAACTCACCACGGGCTAACCTGGCAGGCTGAGTCTTGCCACCGCCATGATCAATCTGTGCTGTGATGCTGTCTGACATACCATCACCTGGACCTTCTAGGTATCTGCCGGCTGCTGCATAGACATCACCACCTTCGTTATAACCGACCATGATGTCGTCGATCTCACCGCCCTCCGCCTTGGTAACTATAGGCGCTACCGTCATAGGCTTATAGAGCGACGCCAATCCTGCTTCGTATCCTGCTTGTCCTTGGGCAATCTGTTCTTGCGTAGGACCATAACGCTTGGCTGCTTCTGTGGCATCAAACTGAAATGGATTCGGGTTGAAGAACAGGGGCATGCCCTTCATGGGCGTGTAAATGTTCTGGCCAGACGCGGACTTTTGTGGCGCCGGCTGAGGTGGGAACATGGGCGCAGTAAGCGCACGGTTATAAACAGGGGCAGCCTTGTATTCTGGCTGCTTGACAGCAGGTGCCTGCTGACGGGTAAGTGCGGCTGCTAGTGCACCAAGTCCGAGAGCAAGGCCGGCACCCGTTCCGCTTGCGCCTTGTGTACCAAGAAGCGCTCTTCCTAATTGATTAAGGAAGTTGTTATTGCTAAATAAGCTGGTTGTGTCAAATCCTGCTGTTAGATTGCCGGATGAGACTTCGCCCTGACCCTGCGTGGAATCAGAACCGTATCCAAAGTCATAGTTGTACTGACCTACTGTGTCACTTGTAGACATAGCCTACCCCGGTGTAGATGAAACAAAAGACATGGTTGTGATTACGGATGGTGTTGCAGGCCTGGTTGGCGAAGCGGCAGCAGGAATGTGCTCTATCCTTACCCCTAAATCATTGGTTCGCCAATATAGCTCTACATAATCACCCGTCTCCAATGATAGAAACAAATTAAGCGATGCAATCAAATGTCCGTCTACGCCGCCATGGCTGTTAGGAACGGAAAACCTTGAGTTGCTGTTTGAAACATTTGTGCCATTTATAGCCGCCCAAACATCAACATCATGAATCTGCGTATCGGTGTTTGAAAACTGAATACTGAATTGTAAGTTGTAGACACCAGGATAGGTAATGTTAAGCCTTGAATTATTGCTTAAATAAACGCTATCCGATATGTCAGTCACATCGTAAGTAATTGCATATGCAGCAGTTGTGCTGATCGCCGTTTGATCTGAATCACTTGACCAAGCACCAAAAGGATTGCTTACAAACCGGCCGCCATCAGGCCCAAGCAGATTACGGGTAATGTTTTCCAGCCGGTTGAAATATAACCGCAAGACGTTATTAAGCTGATCAACGTAAAACGCTGAATACTCCTGCGGCGCTAATGGCAGGTTCGGGGATGCTGGGCTATCTAGCTTCATGCGCCTCTTCCGGTAGCCCTACCGTCCGCTCTGATGTCGATTCTCGGAGAACCTAGCTGCCATGCACATCCAAGCTGATTGGATTCAACCTTAAAGATCATCTGTCGCCCACGCACACGGACATAAACCTGGCCCGTGAATTGTTCAATCTGCGTGGTGGATGTACGTACAACCGACGCTGAAGATGAGCCACTATTAGACTGGGGATTGTTGTACCCAGATCCTGAGTTCATCATGGGAATCAGCGTCATGGTAACAGCAGGTGAATCAGCAGACGATCCATCAAACGTGATGTCAGGCAATATCCTGTACACATAGCCCAAGCTATGGCCATCCTGAATATCAAACTCAGCTGACTCTATGTAAGCATTGATTGGCAGCGCCGTACCAGTCTCATTGTCATCCAGACCGCGCTCATGGTCCACGATGTTGTAGTTGTAAGTCGCAGCCTGTGGGTACTGTCTCAGACCCGAATCACTCCACGCTGTACGTGCCATGGTTCCGTAGTACCAGACATTCTCTGCGTAGTTAAACACGACATAGCGATCAATGGTCGTGGAATTGGCCGAGCAGTAGAACCACCAGACCTCATTGAAACCTTCATTGGTCCCGGCAAAGACTTGGAAGTTCTGGTAACGATTTATATCATTAAAGATATATCTGCGTAGGTCACAGTTAAGCGTCTGTACACGCCCGTTGTACAGATAGAACTTATCCACGCCCATCCAGTAAGTCACACCAGAAGCATTAGCCGTGGCGTTAGGGCCGATGATGGATGTGTTATCCGCAAGGATTTGGGAGCCAAAGACCAGTGGCGGCCCAAGATATTGAATGGAAAAGAGGGCTGAGTCCGTCCATGCAAGGATCTCTTGGCGGGTCTGCTGAACCGTGATGATCTGCGAACCATGGGATAGCCTGATTGATCCTGCGGTATTGGTCGATGACGGAAGCCAATCCACCAAGGATTCCTGGTCACACCAGCGAATAAGCATAGGATCAGCCACGGTACTTCCGATGTCATTGCATCCAAAGACCATGAGATACCGTAAGGCATCAGAGATGATTAGTGAGTACTGGTACTTTGGTACATCCTCAAGAACCATGGAATGCGTACCTGACTGAGTACCGGTTGTCGTGATCACCGAACCCGTTGGCGTGGAAGAAAGGTTTGCCGACAGCCCAGATACATTACGCAAGTAGTACGTTGTGCCTACAGATAGACCTGTTGGAAGCGCCCCAGTCGTTGTAAACGATACAGAAGTACCCTCTGCAAGAACCACACCAAACGTGACAACAGCCGGCGATGCAATCGTAATCGTTACCGTGCCGCCAAGACTGCTAAGTGCTACGCCCCTGCTCGATATACCGTTGGTTGCATCCCAGTAATAAATACCAGCCGCCCTCGGTCCAAACACAAGGTCTTCGCCCCAGTTACCTGCGTTCCATATCCTAAGCGGATCTGTAACCTGTGGCGTAACTCCCCATGAGCCACTGCCCCAAGCACCTGCGCCCCAGCCAATCAGAGGGACCTGAGCAATACCAGGCCCGGTATTGACCTGAAAAGCGCCAACCGAAGACCCACCACCATTACCAACATCCGAAGCATTGGAAGTAACAGTTGCACCCGTGCTTGGATTCTTGGCAGTAAAGGTAAAGGTATTTACTGTAGGTACAGAATCTATTTGATACTGCTGATTAAGTACCGCCGCAGTGATGTTTCCACCAAGACTCACCGCCCCTGAGAAGGTGACAAAATCCCCAGTGATTGCACCGTGGTTAGCCGATGTAACCGTGATGGTCGAGGAGAAGGGGGAGGCAGTAACCGCAGCAAAAGTGACTGATTGGGTTAAACGTATGGGAGTGATGTCGGAATAAGCACCACCCTGCTCAATGTAATACTTGAGGTTGGTTCCTACGCCAAGAAGGTTAGAATTGGAAAGCGTTACCCAGTTCCACAAGGATCGGCAGACACCAAGAAATGTGGCCTGTGAGATGCGTAACCAGCCGCCTATCTTTTCAGGCGTGCCTTGGCGGAAACGAACCTTGTCGCTAACATACCAGCCCGCTTCATTGGTGTATCTTGTGTTTTCCCGATTGCATCCGGGTTTTGCTATGATTTTCGTCAGCGGCATGATAATATTCCTGAACTTATCGGGAGAACATCATGTATGTTTATATTTGGAAAGATGCAAGTGGGATTCCTTTTTACGTTGGCATGGGTAGTACGCTTGGTAGAACAAATCCTAAATCTAAACGACATCGCAACAAAGCATGTCTTGCAAAACTTGAAGAGATCGGAGCTGATTCCGTGATCGTAGAGATTCGTACCGTTGAAAACGCTGATGCCGCTAAACAGCTTGAGCAAGAATTGATAGCCCAATATCGCCGGATCAAAGATGGCGGGACGCTTACCAATATTTCCAAAGGAGGCGAGTTTCATTTTGCCTCCGATGAAACCAAACAAAAAATTGCCGATCTTTGGAAAACCGATGAGTATCGTGAGAACACAATAAGCCAACGAGTAGGCATTAAAAGAAACTTGCCAGAATCAACCAAAGATGTTTTGCGAGCCAATCTAGTCAATAACGAAGCTATGAAATCTTGGGGTGAACGCAATGGTAAAGACCCTGAGTTTGATGCAAAACGCATAGCCGGGATTCGTGCCGCACAAGGCAAAAGGCGTGAAAAGATGTCTGATCCTGTGGCTTTGGCCCAGCGCAAAGAACGTTTAAAAGCTACGATGGCATCGCCTGAATATGCTGCTAAACGTGCTGCATACGACACGCCTGAATACCGCGCCAAACTAGCGGCGGCTAAGAAAGCATATTGGGATAAACGAAAAGGCATTATTTAACTACCCCCGCGAGATACAGAGCTTTTTCAGCTTTGCGGCGGCGCACCAATCCCGGTAACACTTTGCCGCCACCCATAGTCCACATCATAAACGCTTCTGCCGCACCTTCATAGTCGCCGCGATTGTTTTTCATCCTTATCGTAGAACTCTGGTACCGCCCAGGTCCAGCGTTGAAAGCAAAACTGACCACAGCGTCGAAGCTTGACTGACGGCCAGCAAGATTAGGAGACATTCTAAGTACACTGCGTTCAAAACGGACGAGATCATCCTCAAAAAGGCGATCAATCTCCTCCTGCGTCCAAGCACGATTATCTTGGGCTGCGAGTGGGTAGTCCTTGCGAAGGATGCCGGTATAGCCATCTTTCCTCAATACGGGTAGCTTGATCTGATCTTGGTACAGCACATGGCCGTATCCTATGGTCCACAGGTGAGCAGGGCAAAGATAAGGCCTGAGCTTGCGTCCCTCAAACTGGTGCATCAACTCAATACCGGCTTGCCCTGTCTTCACTTTTTGTTCCAACTTCTAGAGCCAAACCAAAACCCTATGATGCCACCAAGCATCGCCATCTCATCATCACTAAAGATAATCTCAGCAACCTTGATTAAATCCTCCATAGATTGCACAAGATGCGGGTGATGCCAAACGTAATAAGCAAGTACCGCATTAACAGCAATCAGT